GAGCGATCCTCAACTCTCAGGATATTGAGACCGGCGTGGTCGAGGTTCCTGAGTGGGGAGGATCTGTCCGTTTGAAAGTCCTCACTGGAGCCCAACGAGATGAGTGGGAACAGGAGGCGCAGGGGCGTAGAAGAGGCGAGGGAAAGAACGCGAAGATGGATACCCGCGGTCTCAAGGCTTCCCTTCTCTATCGCTGCATAGTAGATGTTGAAGGCGATCAAATGTTCGGCAAGGAAGATCTGTCCCTTCTCAACTCCAAGAGTTCCCGTGCGTTAGAACGTGTGTGGGATAAGGCTGTGGAGATGAATGGTATCGGTGATGATGAGGTGGCGGAGTTGGAAAAAAACTCCGAGGGCTCCCCGAGCGACAGTTCTGGTTCAGACTAGCCCGCCAGATGGGTCAACCTGTATCGATGCTTCAACAAAGCATGAGTTCGAGGGAGTTCGGAGAGTGGATGGCGTACGAAAGAATTAGTCCCGGTGATCCAGAACGCCGTGATCATCTTTTCGCAACCATTGCGTGGGCCATTGCGAGTTGGTCTGAACGATCGGGTCGAAAGAAATACAAAATTGATGACTTTCTCATTCGCTTCAAACAACCGATCAAAAGAGGAGATTGGCGGGATCTCATGACGAAGATGACTTCGTGGTCGGGTATGCAAAACGCAGCAGTTGATAAACGAAAGAAGAAGAAGGACCAGAAGTAAGTGGCTGCCTCCGTTGGATCAATAGTAGTTCATCTTAACGCACGAACCGCTAAGTTTGAAAAGCAGTTCCGGAAGCAGGAGAAAGTCCTCCGGCGTTTCGAGAACACTGCGCGGCGAGTCGGGAAGAACGCTACGCAGTTGGGCAAAACTCTCACTCGGAACTTGACCCTCCCCCTTATCGCAATTGGCACGGCTGGTCTGGTTGCGTTTGCGCGATTTGACGACGCCATGACTAAGTCCCTCGCGATCATGGGGGATGTTTCCCCCCGGATCCGTAGTGAGATGGAGAAGACTGCAAAATCTCTCTCCACAACCTCCACCTTTGCCGCCAAAGATCTAGCCGAGGGGTACTTCTTCCTCGCGTCTGCTGGATTAACCGCGGCGCAATCGATCAAAGCACTCCCGGTTGCCACCGCGTTTGCTCAAGCGGGGGCGTTTGATCTGGCACTCGCGACGGATCTCCTGACTGATGCACAGTCCGCAATGGGATTAACGGTCGATGACGCCACCCAGAACATGATTAACATGCAACGGGTGTCTGATGTCCTTGTCCGAGCAAACACGGTCGCGAATGCCACTGTACAGCAGTTCTCGGAAGCGTTGACCAATGAAGCGGGTCCAGCAATGCGAGCGTACCGAATCGAACTTGAGGAAGGGGTTGCGGTTCTTGCGGCGTATGCTGATCAGGGCATCAAGGGGAACACCGCGGGATCACTCTTTGCTCGCTCGCTTCGGTTGTTGAATGCGATGGCGATCAAGAACGAGAAGGAGTTCAAGGCGCTTGGTATTGATGTCTTTGATCCTCTCACCGGGAACATGCGGGAGTTGGATGATATCGTCCGGGATCTTTCGACTCGGTTGGGAGTCTTGAGTGTGAAGCAACGGGGCGTCGCTTTGGAGACCTTGGGATTTCGCGCAAGGATTCAAGGCGCGATCCTTCCCCTCCTCGGTCTGGGGGATAAAATCGAACAATACCGGATCCAGTTGGAGAAGGCGGGGGGAATAACTGAGGAGGTCACGAAGAACCAACTCAAGTCTCTCAGTGCACAACTCAAACTTGCTCGGAACCGGATCACTAACGTTGGGATTGCTCTGGGGGAAAACCTTGCGCCTAAGTTCCTCGCGTTATCTGAGAAGGTCGCCGCATTGATCGAGGGGTTTCTCCGATTAAGTCCCGCCACGCAATCGACCGTGATCAAGATAGGTCTGATAGTTGCGGCAGCGGGTCCCGCGGTTTTCATTCTGGGTCAGCTGGTCACGTCAATCGGAGCCCTATCGGGAGCGATGGCGGCGATGGTTGGGTCTCGGGTGTTTGCGAGGTTGGCGGCACAGATGACCGCAACGTCGATTGCGACGGGAACTCTTTCCGGAACCAAGCTGGCACTCGCGGCTGGAATGACCAAACTTAAAGCGGGCGTGATGGGGCTTGTGGGTGCGTTTACCGCATCGTCTAAGTTCACCGGACTCGCAGCTGTTGGTCTTGCAGGGGTTTCCATTGTTGCGTTGGCGGCAATCGCCGGCGGGATCATTGCGATCGTCAGGGCCATGAACAAAATGAACAACGCGAGGAAAGGACTCGAGGGAAGTATGGATGCACTCAAGGAGATGGAGGAACTCCAAGCCAAGCAGTTTGGTGGGGTCCAGACCAAGACTTTGGGTGCGATCCGCCGAGCGGTGCAGTCCGGAGATGTTGATCAGATCGAGAAACTCCGGACCGCATTCCCGGAAGCGGTTGCAATGGCGGAGAAGTTGATCGGTAAAGCGAAGCAAGTGGCGGTTGAAACTGCGAAAGCCGCGGAAGGTGCGGCGATGGCGGATGAGATTGGGGGCATCCTCGAAAAGTTGAACGCGGATGAAGATAGGATCAAGTCGATTGCTGCCGCGGAAGAAGATTACAACAAAACCGTGGAACAATTAGCAATTGATCGCGCAACCGGGGAGGAGAAAATAAACCGACTCCTCGACAAGCGAAAGAAACTCACCGACTCCTTGGTCGCAGCCGATAAGTTGAAGATGTTCCAGATCAAGAAGGAAATCCTCCTTGTTGATGAGGCGGTCCGGAAAGCCTCTGATTCATTGGGTGCGGTCTCGGCGAGTAATAAGGATCCAATTTTTGCGAAAGCCGCACAGCAAGGAACTGCTGGAGCGTTTGAAGCGTCGGTCCGAGCAGATCGAAAGGATAGTAGTATCGATAAAGATCATCTGGCGATTGCTCGGGCCCAAAAAGAATTGACCAAGCAGGAAGTCGACCTGCTTCGTGAAATTCTAGCCGCCACCAAAGAAAATGTACCAACCCAAGTTGTAGGAGTTGCCTGATCATGGCGATTGTATCTGTAACTGAAGATCGTGTCCCGCAACCGGGAAAAGAAACTCCGCAGGGTCGAGAGTATTCTCGCTCGTTTAAAGTTGAAAGCGACGATCCCGCAGACACTGCGTTTGCTATTTTCAACCACTCGGAGATCCCCGACGTCTACGACCATCATCCGGTTGATACCACTACGAAGTGCATGGAAGTTGTCCCCACGCAGGTAAGCGAGGACGGACTCCATTGGGTCGTCAACGTCAAGTACATAACGAATCGCGACACCAGCCAGACATCTGATTCCGCAGACAAGCCGTGGCACTTTGATCCCGTCGTTTCGTATCGTTGGCGTCAGTATCGAAAAGATTTTTACAAGTCATTTGCTCATGGTGGAACAGCGGATCCCGATGGATTCACAGATCCCCGCGTCCCCTTAAATCCGACAACGGGGGTTGATGGTGCCGATCCTATCGGATCTGTTGAGAACAGTGCTGGTTTGGCATTCCTCCCGCTTCCTTCCATCGTGGAGTCCAACCTGGTTATTATCGTAAATCGAAACGAAAAAGACAGCCAGTTTGATCCTAGTGAGATGTGTAGCTACAAGGACACGATCAACTCCAATCCGCTAACTCTTGCATCCATTGAAATCCTGAGACACGAGGGTTTGATGAAGGGCATATCTGCCAATCCGAGGTTCACCACTCTGGGGGTTCGCTATTGGGCAGTGACGTACGAGATCGAGATCGACCAGAAGACTCACATCCTTCGCTTGCTTGATCAGGGATACATGAAGATAGATCCAGCGGGCGGTGACGGAGACTATTTGATCATCAAGGACTCAAACGAGGTTGATTCGATTTCTCAACCTGTTAAATTGAATGGAGCCGGAGCACCTCTTGATTCCGGGGAAGAGTTCATGTTTTTTCAGCAACAGAAGGCTACAAATTGGGACGCACTCGACCTTCCCACGAGCCATAATCCATAATGCCGTTATCAAGACATGGTTGGAGCGGAGATCCCGGTACACCCACCGTTCTCAACGAGCAGTTGGCCGAGGAAGTTCTGGAAACGAATCGTTTGGTGCAAACGCAGCCGATCGATATGCGCGGCAATCAAGAGCGTCCAGTCCGCAATCCGCTTGGCTTCCCTTGGAACATGTGCGACTTCGGATATGTCCGAACGGGTGACGATACCTTCACCATCAAAGCCGGAGAGATTCAGATCGGCACCAATGCTCCGCATATAGCGAACGGGGCGGACATCACGATCACGACAGACGGTTCTTTCGTCGGTTGGCAATATCGGATCAGCTTAAACTCGTTCACCATTACCAACTTCGGCAACTCGATGACTTATTCAGCCGACTATATCAGGAAGTGGCTGTATCAGTTTTCGCTCAACGGAGAAGGATTTGCACACATCAGTCGGTACGGGTTTATGAACCCATCACTTCCGGCTGTGTTCGGGAGTTTGTAGCGTGGCAAGATGGACCCAGTACAAGTATGGGATCTGGGCGTCGGCTGGACTCGCAATCACCACCGGAACATTCATTCTTTTCGATGCTGGTCGCTCTCGTATTGAGCCGCAGGATTGGGGCATCCCGTGGTTGGCTTCTGCCGAGCGATGCATCGCTACCAGCTACCAATTTCCAGCATGGCAAGTGACCACCAACATCACATGGGC